GGCAGTTAGTTTCGAGTTCTCTCATAAAAAAGGGGGTGAGTTGCCCCACCCCCCTTCTTGTTGATTTACAGCCTGGTTACGCTTTACAGTCAGCCAAGATGCCAGAAGAAGCCTCATTTTTAGAAACAAGACCCATTTCTGCCAGCAGGAGCTGCTTTTGAGCATCACCAGTCTTAGCAAGTTCAACAGTCTGGAAAGGACGTAGCCAACCAACGGCCCAGAAGTCCATATCCAAAAAGAAAACATGCTCAGAGCTGTGCATGTTCCGATCAGCTACGATCCGGTACGTTCCAAAATCACTACAATTTGTTCAATTAAGCTCGTTAGGCTTAACCCGCTTTCGCTGCTGTACGTTACCGTACAGTTCAGACCATATCTTCACCCGTTGCCGGGGTCAGGCGCTTCGGCCCACTTGGGCCTACTCCCTTTCGGGATGGTCGTTACACGTTCCCCGATTAAGGGGCTTCGCTCGGGATTGTCCTGGTAGGAGTTTCCCCGAATTCACCTGATTTGCTGCCACCCATTACTGGATGGTGACGCTAGTGTTGTTAACGTACACATCGACTGCGGCAACAACATGGGCAGGTGCATCACCCTTGGTATCGGTACGCAGAGATGAAACAGATTGTGCTAGATCAGAAATTGCCTGCTTGATGGTCGGTGGACACAGAATTAAATCTGCGGCACCACCAGCTTCGTACGTGTCTTTAATGACATTCTTGATGCCAGCTTCCGTAATGGAAGCAGTGGCGGTCGCCTCTGTCATCGCAGTCGTACCTGTTGCACCAGCCGCCGGTGAACCCGATGTCGGATTCATCGAAACATAGTTGGTAGCAAGCCAAGCAGGAACACCAGCCGATGCTCTGGCTGTAGTTGCGTTACCGGCAGCACGCACGATGTTCTGTAGAAGCATGACTTCTATATCGCGCTTCATGCGTTTGCCATTTTTCAGTTTTGTTATCGCAGAGGTTCTTTATCCCCTACTTCTTACGGTTTGCCATCCCGTAAGCTCGGACTATATCTTCACCCCCAGGGGGTGCTTTGCACTCGTGGGTTTTCATCGTCCCGAAGGGACTGTTTAACCTAGTCTCTGAACCTTCACCACATTGCTGTGGTGCTTGGCTGCGGATTCCCCTTTTGGCGGGGTTCCCGACAATTCACAAAGTTTTCATTCAGGTATTGCTACCTGACGGACCATTTTTACATAGCCAACTGGTAAGCCTGGTGTTTGCCGTGTCCGGCATAGTTCACAGCGTCATCAGTCCCAGATGTCTGATTCACATATTGTGAAATCTGGGCATAGTTTCCCAATCGCGTTGGAAGTACCCGTGCGGTGGCTGCGATAGAATCGTCGCCCTCGATCTTGCGGTTGACAGCGCCAGCAGTAATCGAGTCTGTCTGCCATTCGAAGAACGTGTTATCCACATTCTGCTTGGAGCAACCAGAAAAGAAGGGTGTATCCATAGGTGCGATCGAGTAGATGACGTCGCTGAGTTGTTCACGAATCGCAACGGAACTATACGTTAGCGATGTGTTTGTAGCGATTGCCATTTATCTTTCGTCCTTGTTAGGGTTTCATCATATCTTCCAGCAAAGTAGCCGCGTCATCGACGTGGCCTGATTGCCTTAGACGTTTCATTTTTGCAGTACGCGATGATTTTGCTTCCGCATTTTTGGACGATGCTTTCCCGCCTCGAATGACCTTTGGTTTGTTCTTGAGTTTCTTGGACTTAACATCAGATCTTTGTAACTCGTCGTACATCCTGGCCTTGTTCAAAACAATGAAAGAACGGTGATCAACTAAGGTGTCGATCTCCTCGTCCTGGTAGCCCTGCACCTTTGCGTAGTCGCGCAGCTTTCCAGCTAACTCCCGTTGAGCATCAGGCTTGCCCCACTCCGGTAACTTATCGACCAGAGCGGCGTGTTCTGTCTTAACGGTGTCAGCCCATTGCTGCTGCTGACCGTGATGCACCTTTTGCTGTGCAGATGTTTGTTCTGCTTGGAGCTGGCGAACCTGGTCCTGGGCCATCCTGAATTCTTCCCGCTTCGTGACGAACTCGATCGGATCATCTCTTTTCAGAGCTTCCCAATCAATAGATCCCCATTCTTCGAGCTTTGAATTCTCAATTACGTTTTGCAAATACTGGGCGTACTGCTGCCTTTCCTGCTGGATCTGAGAGACTTCGGTGTTGTACTGCTGTTGCAGTGACTCCATCGCCTTTCTATCTTCAGCAAGTTGCTGGCTTTTCTTCGTGAATGAAGATTGCCGCGAATAGCCGTTCAGCAGTTCGTCGAGGCTGACTTGTGTCGTCTGTCCGTCTACACGGACTTCGTAAACAAGTTCCTCGTCTTCTGCTTCTGGTTCATCGCTTTCGGATTCGTCAGATTCTTCAACTTCCTCTGGTTCGTCCTCTGAAACCGCCTCTGATTCTTCGTCTGGTGTTTCTTCCGTGGACTCTAATTCTTCGGTGGTGGTGGCTTGCTCGGTTTCTGATTGCTCCGTAGAGTTTAGAAGTCCGAGGATCGCCTGTTGTGCGGCATCAATAGTGCCGTCCTGCTGCTCGATTGCCGGTTCCTGCTGAGTGTCGGCCATATGTTTCTCCATGAAAAAGACCGCCCGAAGGCGGCCCTACCAGCGTCCATGCTGGCTCATTAGCTAATGAGTTTCTAATGAAACGATTTCAACTCGTTTCACTCGTTTTAAAAAATCGGTTTGTTCCCGCGACTTAACTCTCCGGTAGTCATTACAGACTCGAAATGAGTTTTAAGTTTTTTAAGCAGTTGCAAACCTAGCCAGTAGTGTTCTCTGGCTTCCGTATCCTGGGTCTGGGAGTTCTCCCAGCGGTCCAAGAATTCTTCGTGAATGGTCGTCCAGGCTTCCTGAAAGAGAGGTTCTTGCAGGATGCGTTTGGCAGCCATTTCACGTTGTTCTATATCCAATTAGTACGCCCGGCTCGTCCTACCCATACGGCGTGGGGCTGCGCCAACATTCGGACGCTTATACTTGGTCGCCCATTTCTCAGCGGCAGCTCGGGTCTTAAACTTTTTAGTCACACCACCATAAGTGGCTGTGAAACCACCTTTAGTTTTTTGCACTGGCATCTACGTTGCTCCTATAGCTACGGGTCTTTTCTGTTCTGCTTCAAGTTTCAACTCTGCCATCTTCAACTGAGCGTCCACCTGTGCCTCAGCCGCGTCCTGCTGAACTTTCTGCGCTTTGATCTGGACTTCTGCTGCTTTGATTTCCAGTTCCTTGGCTTTGTTCTGCATATCCATCTGCGCCATCTGCTGTTCGGGCGATGGTTCTTGCGGTTGTGCATCTGCCGGGTTGGTCAGGAAAGCATCCACATCCTTAAATCCCATGTTCTCAATCATCTGAGCGCCGAGGTTGTACAGGTTCTGCTCGTTGACGATAGATAAACCACCGGCCATTGCCTGGGATGCGAATTGCGTGAGCTGTGCGAGCTGCATCGCCTTCTGGTCACGGTTGCCGTGGCCAAGGCCGACTGAAACAACACAATCCATCTTGTCCCGCCACATGTCAGGACGGACGGGAATCCACTCGTTACGCAGCATGATCACACGCTCTTTGTCCTGGTGTTTGGATACCAGTTCGTAGACGAGTTCAGCCAGGCGCTTAACACCTGTTTCGGCAAAGACTCTGGCTATAAGCTCCACACGCTGCTGTGCGGCTGTCATCACCTGGTTGACTGCGGTAGCGGTGGTGTGGGATGTAAGGGCGTTGTCGTCCAGTCCCTGGCTCATACGGGAGATACCGGAGCGTTCCTCGCGGATCTGGTCGAGGTACTGAAGCATCTGGAAGACGTAGGGCTGTAGTGGCGGCGTCGGTAACGGCTGCACTGCGCCCTGCGCTTTCATCCTGACTATCCCGCCTGGGCGACTTGTAAGAAGGTCATCGAGATTCACCATGCCTTCCTGTACGGCAACTCGACCGCTATTCTGAAGATAAAAATTGTCGAGGAGCTGTCTCATCAAGGTGGTCTTAATGAGCTGTAAATCTTCCACCTGGTCGGTGATCGACATGCCCACGATCTGGTGCGGCAACGGGGTAGGCGTGAGGGTTGCAAACGGAATGGTGTCAGCCGGTTCGTTATCAAAAATCTGACGACCGGCGTAGAAGACCCGGCGCAGTTCGTTAATACCGTCACCGTCGTAATCGACTTTCAGGTATGCCTCGTTCACCCAGACTTCGCGGTTTGGACCCACATCTTCATTATCCCAGCGGGAGTAGGCTGATGAATCGAACGAGTAACGTGCATCACGCTCCTCACTGAATCCCAACTGATCCTCGCTGCCGACTTCTTCTTCGTTGACGTCGTAGCCCATCTCACGCAGTTCACTCAGCGTCATCTTGCGACGATGGCAGACAAACCGTGCGTCGGCTACGTTCTTGGCTTCG